CCTTCGCGGCCGTTGCGGCCGAGCGCCTGGCGGGCGAGGAGGTGGTGCAATGACGGCCTCCTGGCTCGCAGGCAAGATCGAACACTGGCCGATTCAGCGGCTCGCCCCCTACGCCGCCAACGCCCGGACGCACTCCGACGAACAGATCGCGCAGATCGCGGCCAGCATCGTGGAGTTCGGGTTCACCAACCCCATCCTGGCCGGTGGCGACGGCGTCATCGTCGCAGGCCACGGACGCCTCGCCGCTGCCATGAAGCTGGGCCTGCCGGTGGTGCCGGTGGTGGTGCTGGACCACCTGAGCCCCACGCAACGGCGGGCGCTGGTGATCGCGGACAACCGCATCGCCGAGAACGCGGGCTGGGAAGAAGCCGTGCTGCGCGCCGAGCTGGCCGCGCTCGACGCGGCGAACTTCGACCTGTCGTTGACGGGTTTCGATGCGGACGCGCTCGCTGATCTGATGGACGGGGAGGAGGGCGACGGCCAGGCGGAGGAGTCTGCGCTGCCGGAGGTGCCCGAGGATCCGATCTCTCGCCCAGGCGACGTGTGGGTGTTGGGCAGGCATCGGCTGCTGTGCGGGGACGCGACCGTGGCCGAGAACTACGACAGGCTGTTGCAGGGCGAGCCGGCAGACATGGTGTTCACGGACCCGCCGTACAACGTGAACTACGCCAACACGGCCAAGGACAGGCAGCGCGGCACGAGCCGGGCCATCCTGAACGACAACCTGGGCGGCGGCTTCTATGACTTCCTGCTGGCAGCGTTAGCGCCGACGATTTCCAACTGCCGAGGGGCCATCTACGTGGCGATGTCCTCCAGTGAGCTGGACGTGCTGCAGGCGGCGTTCCGCGAGGCGGGTGGTCGCTGGTCGACGTTCATCATCTGGGCCAAGGACCGTTTCACGCTTGGCCGTGCGGATTACCAGCGGCAATACGAACCGATCCTGTACGGCTGGGCCGAAGGGGCGCAGCGTCATTGGTGCGGCGACCGCGATCAGGGAGACGTCTGGCAGATCAAGAGACCTGCCCGCAACGACTTGCACCCGACGATGAAGCCGGTGGAACTGGTGGAGCGGGCGATTCGCAATTCGAGCCGGCCGGGCGACGTGGTGCTCGACGCGTTCGGCGGTTCGGGGACGACGCTGATTGCAGCGGAGAAGGCGGCGCGCGTTGCGCGCCTGATCGAACTGGATCCCAAATACGCCGACGTGATCGTTAGGCGCTGGGAGGAATACACCGGGGAGCAGGCTATCCGCGAGGCGCTGATCCGGTAGATTGTCTAGAACCGATCAGCCTGCGCGGACCACGTATCGGGTGTGGTCGCCCCTTCCGGATTGACGTACGAGGTGGAGGCGACCGAGTGTAGTGACCTCGATGCAAAAGTAGAGGTCTGCTGGTGCTCAGTTACCAGCTGTATGGGGAATTATTCCACTCGTACCGGGCTTCTCTTTGCCGATCGACCGTGCTTTCCGCTATGCGGTCCATCGCTTTGGAGGTAAAGCTGGAGTCACCGTAGCGGGTGCTTGGATCGTCGGCGGAGGTCTTCGTATTGAAAAACTTGTTGGTATCGACGTACTCATCAATGTAGTCGAGCAATGCCGGGCCGACTTCTGGGCGGCTGTATTCCGAGAGGTATTGATTGACTTCCTCCGTCGTGACATGCCGGACATTGCGCAGATTGGCATCCGGGTCCGGAGGACTGTATCGGCTGCGCTGGAAAGGGGTCATGTTCGGGTGCAGATCATCGGCCTCTGCCAAGGTAAAGGCCGAGGGATGCGTCACCCAGGCATCCACGACGACCGTATCTCTTTCGCCCCAATATGGGTCGCGCGGGTCCCCGATCAGGACATACGCATGATCATCGTCGCCGTCGCTGGCCCGCAGCAAGGGTGCGTTCAGCTGACGGCCCGCCAGCAGCGCGTAGCTGACATTCGCGTGCTCAGCGCAGTTGCCCGCTTGGTAACGCACAACTTCCTTGGCGTGCTGGATCGGATTCTGGCAATACGTTTCATCACGCAGCATGCTCCGACGCGCCCAGGATTCGCCTTCGGTATAGGTGACGTCAGGCTTCTGATTGCCCCCGCCGTAGGGCAGCATGCACTTGACTTGCCGGACGGTCGTTTCGGCAATCTTGAGATTGTCCATGGTGTCCGAATCCACTCGCACTTTGCGTGAGCGAAACGAGCTCAGGCCGAATAGGCTGGGGTCGACGGATTTGTGAAGCTTAACGACCGACTCACGGTGGAAATCGTCCAGGGGATCGGTAGGACCTCTGCTGGTGAAATACCTATCATGCGATCTGATTCGAGGCATGCTCAATCCTGTGCATTTTTTGAGGGGGGTAAATTCTCCGTGTTCTCCTCCAAGGGCTCAGCGCAAAAATGCGCAGGGTTGTGCGTGAAGCCGAATGGGATGCCCGCGGGGCAGGTTCCATTCGAGTCAGAGCATGCCGACTTGCTCGATTTGTATGACGCGGGTGTGGGGATCCGGTGCCGTGACGGAGATAGTTGCTCTCCTGAACCATCTCGTTGCGGCACCTGAATGACCGTGCTGCTCGACGGAGAAGCCAAGTTGTTCTTTTGGCTTCTCCAGTCAGCCGCACCTAGTCGATGCAGGCCACATACCGTGCGTAGTCGCTACCCTCCGGATTGACATAGAGGGTAGGGCGACCGGGTGCGATGACCTCGATGCAGAAGTAGCTGCCGAGCCTGCCGCCGCCCTTGCCGCGCAGCCAGTCGCGGGACACCAGCAGGTTGCCCGCGAAATCGTCGAATTCAGCCGTGGTGAGTTCCTTGATTTCGGTGACGTAGACCTCGGCGTATTCCTGGCCGCGCACCTGGCTCAGATCGGCCGGCTTGCGGGCAAAGGGCAGGCGCTTGGCCAGTTTTGCGGCTTGGATGATGTTGTCGCCGATGACAACAGTGCGGGGGGAGCGTTCGATGGTGTTGCTCATGGTGTTCTCCTTGAAGTTGGCGTCGTCAATCACGACAACGACATGAACGCGCTGTTCCGGTCACAAGCCAAGCGCTGTCTCCAGCTTTATGCGGGGCCGCCGCTATCGCGGTCGGCCCCGTGCGACATCAGGCCGGTTGGTCGCCGCCGTCGGTTTCGATCTGGTACACGCGTTCACCGTGGGCCGGCTTGTGGGAGGTGATGGTCAGCCCGAGTCGTTTCTTGAAGGTGCCGGCAAACGCGCCGCGCACGGTGTGGGCTTGCCAGCCGGTCGCCTTGCAGATTTCGCTCACCGTTGCCCCTTCGGGGTGGCGCAGTATCGCGATCACCTGGGCCTGCTTGCTGTTCTCGCGCGTGCGCGGCGTCTTGCGCGCCGGCTCGGCCTCTGGAGCGGGTTCTTCGGGCTGCGGTGCTTTGAGCCCCAGTGCGTTGTAGCCTTCGGCTGCAACCAGCCAGTCGTCGCCGGCGGTGGCAATCAGGCCCCGTTTGGCCAAGCCTTCGAGCACCTTCTTGCGTGCCCCGCCTTTGATGTTGTCGGGGAACCATTCGATCTTGCCGCCGGTGTGCTGGGTCGCGTAGGCGAGGATCGCGTGCTGTGCCGGGGTCAGTTGTTGCGTGGTCATGTGTTGCTCCTTCGAGGTGGTTTGAACGTGGTGTGATGAACGCGCTGTTCGGCAGAGAAGCCAAGCGCGATCTGCAAAAGAACCAGCAAGATTCAGATGGGAATTTCAATTCGCGCCTATGCACGGCACCGAGGCGTGTCGGACGCCGCCGTGCGCAAGGCAATCACCGCCGGGCGCATCACGCCGGAAGCGGACGGCACCATTGATACGGACCGCGCCGACGCCGAATGGGCACGCAACACCGAAGCGCCACGCACCGGCACGCGCACACGGCCCGTAAGGGCCGCCGTTCCGCAGGAGGGCGGCCAGACCCAGGACGGTCCGGCATCGTCGCCCACAGGCGGCACGTCGCTGCTGCAGGCCCGCACCGTCAACGAGGTGGTCAAGGCGCAGACCAACAAGGTGCGCCTGGCCCGCCTCAAGGGCGAACTGGTGGACCGCTCGCAGGCCATCGCGCACGTCTTCAAGCTCGCGCGCGCCGAACGCGACGCGTGGCTGAACTGGCCGGCGCGGGTCTCCGCGCAGATGGCGGCGACCCTGGGCGTCGAGCCGCACACGATGCACGTCGCGCTGGAGTCCGCCGTGCGTGAACATCTGCAGGAGCTGGGCGAACTGCGCCCGCGCGTGGATTGATGCTGGACGCGGATTACGAAGGCGCCGCCGAGCTCGAGCGCGCCTGGCGAGAAGGATTGACGCCGGATCCGCTGCTCACCGTCTCCGAATGGTCCGACCGCCATCGCATGCTGTCGAGCAAGGCGTCGGCCGAGCCCGGGCGCTGGCGTACCAGCCGCACGCCGTACCTGCGCGCGATCATGGATTGCCTGTCGCCGACCTCGCCCATCGAGCGGGTCGTCTTCATGAAAGCGGCCCAACTGGGCGCGACCGAGATGGGATCGAACTGGATCGGCTACGTGATCCACCACGCTCCCGGTCCCATGATGGCGGTCTGGCCGACCGTGGAGATGGCCAAGCGCAACTCCAAGCAGCGGATCGACCCGCTGATCGAGGAGTCTGCGGTGCTGGCCGAGCGGATCGCGCCGGCCCGCTCGCGCGACTCGGGCAACACCATCCTGGCCAAGGAGTTCCGGGGCGGCGTGCTGGTCATGACCGGCGCCAACAGTGCGGTGGGTTTGCGCTCGATGCCGGTGCGGTACCTGTTTCTCGATGAGGTGGATGGCTACCCGCTGGATGTCGAGGGCGAAGGCGATGCGATCTCGCTGGCCGAAGCCCGGACCCGGACGTTTGCGCGCCGCAAGATCTTCATCGTGTCGACCCCGACGATTGCCGGTGCCAGCACCATCGAACGCGAATACGACGCCTCCGACCAGCGCCGCTACTTTGTGCCATGCCCGCACTGCGATCACCGCCAATGGCTGCGCTTCGAGCAACTGCGCTGGACCAAGGGGGAGCCGGAGACAGCCGCCTATATCTGCGAAGCCTGCGACGAGCCCATCCATGAGCACCACAAGGCGTGGATGCTGTCGCAGGGCGAATGGCGGGCGATGGTGGAAACGGGTGGCCGCACGGCGGGCTTCCACCTGTCCTCGCTGTACAGCCCGGTGGGCTGGCGCAGCTGGCGCGAGATCGCCGCAGCCTGGGAGAGCGCGGTAAGCAAGGAGAGCGGATCGGCGGCGGCGATCAAGACCTTCCGGAACACCGAGCTGGGCGAGACCTGGGTCGAGGAGGGCGAGGCACCGGACTGGCAACGGCTGCTGGAGCGCCGCGAGGACTATGCCATCGGCACCGTGCCGGCGGGCGGCCTGTTGCTGTCGGCCGGCGCCGACGTACAGAAGGACCGCATCGAAGTCTCGATCTGGGCCTTCGGGCGCGGCAGGGAAGCGTGGCTGGTGGAGCACCGCGTGCTGATGGGCGACACCGCCCGCGACGCGGTGTGGAAGCGGCTCGCCGAACTGGTCGAAGAGCAGTGGACGCACGCCAGCGGCGCAACGATGCCGCTCGCGCGCCTGGCGCTCGATACCGGCTTCGCCACGCAGGAAGCCTATGCCTTTGTACGCGCCTGCGGCGATGTCCGTGTGATGGCCGTCAAGGGCACGGCACGTGGCGCCGCACTGATCGGCACGCCGACGGCGGTCGATGTCACGCGCAACGGCAAGAAGTTGCGCCGCGGCATCAAGGTGTTCACGGTGGCGGTCGGCATCGCCAAGCTGGAGTTCTACAACAACCTGCGCAAAGCCGCCGACGTGGCAGAAGATGGCGCGACCATCGCGTTCCCGACCGGGTTTGTGCACCTGCCCAAGATCGATGCGGAGTTCCTGCAGCAGCTGTGCGCCGAGCAGCTGATCACCCGCCGTGACCGGAGCGGTTTCCCGATTCGCGCGTGGCAGAAGATGCGCGAGCGCAATGAGGCACTGGACTGCTACGTCTACGCGCGCGCGGCTGCGAGCGCCGCCGGGCTCGACCGCTTCGAGGAGCGTCACTGGCGCGAGTTGGAGCGGCAACTGGGTCTGGCGCCGCCGCCGGACACACCGTCCCCAATCGAATTGAGTTCGCCCACAGATGCCACCCCTCGCGGTGGCATCGCCGTTTCTGGGCCCCGTCCTGGGGTCCGCCAAGCCGGCCGGCGCGTGATCAAGAGCCGCTGGCTGTCGTCCTGAGCACCCCGGTGCTCCTCATCCTGATACCCGGAGTTCATCCCCCATGAGTTTGCAGACTCGCATCGAATCCCTCGTCCTGCGTCTGGCGTCGGAGTTCAAGACCATCCACGACCAGGTCGGCACGCTGGCCCGGCTGTCGACCACCGACAAGACCAGTCTGGTCTCGGCGATCAACGAGCTGCGTGCGCAGTTCGACAAGAT